GGTGTCTGACAAGTTTGGGGACTCTCTAAAAACAAGCTCTCAACTAAAAGACAACCTAATAGATTCATCGTTCCAGTTCATGATGAATATGGATCAAGCGTTTAGAAATGCAATTGGTGGCGCAGATGACCTAGGTGAAGCCTTACTTGGTATCGGAAAACAATTTTTAAGTGATATTACTGGGGCTTATAGTAAAAAGTTTTTGACTGATTCTTTTGCTGGCGTTTTTGGCAAAGGTCTTAAAGATGAAGTCCAAGTCAAAACTGCTGCAGCAGGTGGTTTTATTTCTGGAGGTTCTGGTAACAAAGACGATGTCCCTGCTATGCTGATGGGCGGCGAATTTGTTATGAGGAAAAGTGCTGTTCAAAAGTATGGCGCAGGGTTCTTTAACGCTTTAAATAGTGGAGGTGTTCAAGGTTATGCTTCTGGTGGGTCTGTAAGGCAGAGAAGGGATGCCGAAGGTATGTTTAGAACCCCATCCTCATCTTCTGGTTATATAAGTGGAGCTGCCGACCTTATGTCTTTTGCCACCCAATCTCCTAACAGGATGGGTGGGGATAGCTTCATAAAAGGAGGTGCTACAGCAGCTTTTCTAGACCCTGAGAGTGCTAGGTTAAGCATGTTCGGTCGTAGGAACAGTCAGCAGTTTGAACAGATCCAAGGGGCTAAAAGACAAGCCTTCGATCTGGCTATTGCAGAAATGGCGCAGGAAGATGAGGCAAGAAGGGCCGCCAAGAAATCCAAAGGGCAGTTCTTAAAAGATATCCTCTCTGCTGGAATAAGTGCTGGGGCAGGTTACCTAGGGGCGCAGTTTGCGACAACTCAAGGACTAGGAAAAATCGCAAAAGGCTTAACCGGGTTTGGAGCTAACATCCTTGGAACTGCAGCTACTGATGGTGGATCTAGTGGTTTCGGAAATTTCGGAGCTGGTTATTTTGGGAACAATATACCTAAAGGGGTGCCAGTATTCGATGATGAAATCGGGAATGGTTACATTTCCTCCTTCGGGAATGAACAAGATATCTTAGATAGTCTTCCCGGAGGTCCAGTAATGTATGGACCTGATGGTGTATTAAAAGGTGCAGCGAACACTGGTTTACCATTCAACTTCGCTACCGGAGGAATGGTCTCCAACGCTTCAGGTGTAGACACTGTCCCGACTATGCTTTCAGGAGGAGAGTTTATAATGAACGCTGCTGCCACCAAGAGGTTAGGCGCTGGAAATTTACAAGCTCTTAACTCAGGGTCTGGTGGAGGTGGAGATAATTCCCAATTAGTAGGAAAGCTAGATGAGCTGATCAGTGCTACTGAAGGTGCTACTGGAGGAGAAATTAATATCACTATAAATAGCGAAGGAAAAGAAAACGTCAAGACCTCTGAGGGTGCTTCTGAAGACCAGAAGAGGCTGTCAGAAAGAATTAAAACAGTAGTTAAACAAGTAATCACAGACGAAAAGAGATTGGGAGGCCAACTTAGGAAGTAATGTTTGGAGCAAGATACAATGATGAAGTAAGGGTTTTTATCTCTGGGCAAGAACTGTCCGGGATCGAAAACTTCGATATGTCCTACTCAAGTGCCAAAGGTTTGGTCACCCCACTTGGGACTAGCAAAGGCATGACCACTACTGCTGGGCCTACTCAACAAGAGGTCTCATTCTCTAGATATTTGATTTATAATGATCCCATCCTGAGTTATACAGGAGATGTTAATATGTCTGGCAGTATGCATTACAATGGCAGTGCATATGGTTTTGAGAGTGGTTACCTTTCCAATTACTCAGTAAATTGCGCTGTTGGTTCTGTGCCAAAAGTGAATGCTCAATTTTTTGTTGTTGATGAACTTAGGAGTGGGGAAAGCGCATCAGGTGTAGTTGCTCACCCTACTATAGACATACCAAGTCAGGGTAGCATCTCTATAACATGTGACAATGTAACGACAAACCGTGTTATAGGTTTTGATTACTCATTGGCTTGTAAAAGAAAAGGAAACTATACCATAGGTCAGGAATCAGCAGTTAGTGTAGATTTTATCCCACCCATACAATACTCAGCTAGTGTTCAAATAGAAGTAGATGACGCTTTCTTAGAAAGTGGATTTAATTTCTTGAACTCTAGGGAGGACAAGACAGTGAGCTTTGACATAGACGGAAGAACCGGGGCTAACATCCAAGCTCTCACGATCCCAAATGCTTCCCTTGTTTCAGAAAACCTAAGTATGTCTGCTGATGGATCTTTACGTTTAAACCTTAGTTATGTCGGTCATGAGTGATTTATTTTATAATAGAGATGAGAATATATCAGGGGTAGCCTTGCAGTCTGCTTTGTCAGGAATCGGTACTCCTAGTTACGGTTCTTCAGTTTCGTTTAACTCTAAACTATTCCAGTACGACACCAAAGACTCTTACACAAACACACTCCCTAACTCGTTGAATAACTTAGAGGCTACTTTCAACCTAAGGTATGAGACAAATGAAATCAATGCTCAAAAAGCCGCCGTCTTTTTTGAGGACAAGCATGGTGACCAGATGTTCCCAATATCATTCAATGATACAACTTACAACACAGTCAGTGGGATATGTGACAGTTACTCTATTAACCATGTCAATAATCAGCATTACGAACTGGATGCTTCTATAGTTGTAGACCAATCCCCAAACCTTTTGAATTGGTCGGGGATGAATTTTATTAATTACACACTAGTGAACTGGGCAACATCAACCTCTTATGACAAGTTCGATATAATCTACAGTGGCGTCAATACAAACAAATTAAATAACTTCTATTATTGCACCGAAGACCACACTTCGTCATCTACTAGTGCTGATGGACCCACGGGTTCTTCTAGTAAGTGGAGTCAAGAGTTTTTCTTTGAGCCTGATATTGGTTTTAACAACTCTGTTAACTTCAAGAACGAGCGGCTGGAGTTTAAAAACTCCTTCAGGCAGAGAGTGAAGTCTAATGACAACAATGCAACTTTCCCAGTAGACTACTCCTTCAAGAACATATCGAACAAACAACTGAAGTCTATGGTCCACTTCCTAGAAACGAAAGGTGGTTATAGAAACTTTAGACATCAAATACCATCTATTTATAATAGGCCAAAGGTTTTCTACTCCCCTTCTTGGACCCACACTTGGAACTATTTTAACTCAAACGATTTACAAGTAAGCCTAGTAGAAGACGTTCTAGGCATAATCCCAACAGACACTTAATATGGCCAGAGATATATTAAAAAGTAATAACTCTCTTGTGATTGCTGGGCAAAGACCAGCTTTTACTACTGACGATAGAACTGGCTCAAGCATGAGCGGAGCTTATATGAGCGCTGTCCAAAGCGTCTCTGTGGGTTTCTCCCAAGACAGGCAAAAATCTAAACAAGTTGGATCTCAAAACTTGGCTGTTAACGATATCACTAGGATGCCCGATGTAGATCTGAGCATCGACTATTACTACACCCCTGCAATGCTTAATGAGAGTTTACTAGGGTTGTCCGAATCAAACCCGTCTTATGTCGGTACTGGTTTTTTTGAGGGGTACACAAACCAAGATCAAAATTTCTATATAGTAAATCATCAAGACCAAGGGTCTGACATGATCAATAACGGCGACTCTGAGGTCGCAAACCTTACAACAGGTGCTGAGGTTCTTTCTGTTGGAAACGCATTCTTAACAAGTTACTCTTTGGGTTTTTCTGTAGGGTCTCTACCCGTGGTTTCTACCTCTTACAAGTGTTCGAATATGACTGTGGAAAATGGTTACTTTAACAACGTTGAAAATCCCGCTATTAACCTACAGTCAGGGAACAATACTAATGTAGGGTCGGTTTCTTTAGAAGACGCTAAAGTCCTTGGCTTTGATTACTACAGTAATATCAACAGGTTTCGCCCCCCTTTGTGTGGACCAGACCACGTAGAATTAACCTTACAGAATTTAGAAGTCGGTGGTGCGCCCATAAGCGGGGATGCTCATATACAATCTTTTGCTTTTGACATCCCTATTCAAAGGACAGACCTTC